GCTAAATGGTATTGCATTGAACGCTTTCAAACTAGAGAAGAAGCTAAAACTTTTTGGGAAAAGATTAAAGACTTGCCGGAATATTTGTCATGAACGAAAAACTACTAGGCACAATGCGCGACATCTTCCCTCAACATGGCGTACAAATCCAAATTCAAAAGGATGGATTAGTCATTTGGGTTAATATTGACGGTGTATGCGTCATGCGAATTTTAAATAATGGAATTACTATTCCGATTGAAATTTTGGATGAGCGGGTTAAAAAATGAAAATTAGAGTAGCTTACAGACTTATAGAAATTGAAGATTTTTTCATATCTGCTCACAATCGCGGAAAACTAGTAAATAGCGAGGAGTGGCAAGAATATGAAGAAGCCAATCAAATCTATAAAGCTGCTCTAGCTAAATTTAAAGAAAGATACGAAACCTAATGGACATACGCGACCTCAAAGCCGCTGGCGATCATGCACAAAACTTTGGTGTTAAAGCTATTGTATATGGCCCCGCTGGCACTGGCAAAACACCAATTTTAAATACTGCTCCTAGGCCAGTGCTTCTAGCAACTGAAGCAGGTTTGCTTTCTATGCGAGGATCAACTATTCCCACATACGAAGCTTATACTTCACAACGCGTCGATGAATTTTTTAAATGGTTTTTTAATTCCACTGAAACCAAAAATTTTGATACGCTAGGTATTGACAGTGGAAGCCAAATTGCAGATATTTATTTGAATGCTGCGTTGTCTGGTACTAGCAAGGCTGGTAATAAAGTTCATGGTCAAGCTGCGTATGGTGAAATGGCTAGGAACACTATGGAGCATTTAAGAACTTTGTTTTATACTCGTTACAAGCATGTTTATATGATATGTAAGGAAGAAATTGCAGATGTGGAATATCAGTCTTTAAGGCGTCCTTATTTTCCCGGTAAAGTGCTTCCAATTGATGTACCTCATTTGTATGATTTTATTATTAGGCTTGCTAGAGTACAAAACATTCCCGGTGCTCCAGTAGGAGAGAATTTAGCATTTCAGTGTGTGGGCAATATGAACGTATTAGCTCGCAATAGAACTGGAAACCTGAATGAGTATGAGCCGCCTCATTTTGGAAATCTTGTAAATAAGGCTATGACTGCTCCACCAATAGGATATTAGAATGGATGAAGTTGATAAGGCTAACCTAGTTCAAATCATTGTTGAGCATGTTTATAAGTATGACGAAGAAGGAAGGCGAGTGCCTTTAACTGCTGAAGATGTGGTAACTTATGCCACAAAGTTGTCAGATTATATTGAAGGTGAATAAAAATGGAAACTAAAACTTGTTCATTAACTGAAGATGAAATTAAAGTTTTAATTATACATCATGGTAAAATGTTATCGCTTGAAAGCCATGATGATCATATTGACCGTATAAATTATCTCAATAAACGTCTCAATGCCAAACCTAAGGATGAAACCTCCAAAATTGAAACACAACCTGCACCTATCAGCAATGCTGAAGCTGCTGCAAAAGTGAGTTGGTGACATGGTAAAGAAAGTAAAGAATAAACCCGGCCGAAAGGCTGGCGTTAAGGTTGGACCATACAAGCTAAGTCTATCTCAGCTTATGGCTCAAGTTAAAGAATTGCGTGCTGAAGTTAACAAAATGAAGAAGGTATTAAACTGATGGATGATACAGATAACAATGAACACATTCCTGATACAGGACAAGAAAAACTAGATAAGGCTGTAGAATATTTAAAAAAGGAAAACCTTAGCGCTGACAGGCTACTTCAGTTTTTTGCATATGAACATCTACCAATTAAGCTACAGGAAGTATCAATTCCTTTTAGCAATATGGCTAAAAGAATTTGTGAATTGCTTCCTCAAAATCCAGAACGCACAGTAGCATTGAGGAAGTTACTAGAAGCTAAAGACTGTGCTGTACGCTCTCTAATCTATAAGGATTAAAATCTAATGCAAGTAAATTGGCAATTTAACGCAAACGCTTATGAGCCTAATCAGGGCTTTGGTATCCATCCTCCTGCTCAGAAAATCCCGTTTCAAATTACTGGAACATCTATCCTTGAAACAAAGGATAAGACTGGAGGATATCTTAAGGTAGAGTTTACCTCTCCTCAGGGTATGGTTACTCAAAACTATAATATTAACAATCAAAACCCAAAGGCAGTTGAAATTGCTTATGGGCAACTCTCAGCCCTTTGCCGTGCTGTTGGCGTCTATCAGATTGATGGTAGCAATGAATGTGCTGCGCTGCGTGGTGCCAAGGGGCTGATGGATGTGGGATATCAGAAGGGAGAGGAGCCTGATCCTGCATTCCCTGACCGTAAGGGTTATACTGAGCTTAAGCGAGTGTATGACATTAACGGAAATGACCCTAGCAAGCCTGCTCAGGCTCAACAGGCTCAGCCGCAACAGAACCAGCCTCAGGGTCAAGCGCAACCGCTCCAGCAGCAGCCGGGAGGGAATTGGGGTCAGCCTAGCGCTGCTCCTCAGCCAAATCCTGCTCAGCAGCAGGCTACTCCTCAGCAACAGGCAGGGCAGGCTTGGCAACCCGGTGGAGCACAGCAAGGAGCCGCACCGCCTTGGGGAAGTCGCCAATAATCAGTACCATTAAGACTAACATAACTAGGTACTGACAACTTGGGCTGCTAATTAGTGTCTGCGCTGCTAGCAGCCCATTTTTATAGGAGTAATAAATGAAGCCAAAAGAACGAGTATTGGCATTAATTAAAATATCTTCTATCCCATTAGGAGGCTATCAAATCTCTCACATTTGCGGCTTTTGGTGGTGGCAATCAGTATATGTTTACTTAAAAGAGCTTGAAGATGCAGGTTTAATAGAAGGTAGATTTGTTGATGGTCCTTATCCTAGAAAGCGCTACTACTATGTTAAACCTTAGCCTTCAATCCGACCGCGAAAAGCTAGAAGAATTAATCAGCGATGATGTAAATGCATTCTGTGAAACTTATTACGAACAAGGCCACAGAAATCATTTAGGAGCGTCAGGATTAGGTGAAGCTTGTTGGAGAAAGCTTTGGTACTCATTCCGATGGGTTAAAGAGGAACGCTTTGACGGTCGAATGATGCGCCTATTTAATGTAGGGCATTCAGCAGAGCCTAGATTTGTTGCGTATCTGAAAGGGATTGGCTTTGATGTTAAAGAATTTGATAGTGACGGTAAGCAATTTCGTATTAGCGGAGCAATGGGGCATTATGGCGGTTCGTTGGATGGGATGTGTAAAGCTCCAGAGCGATATCAACTCAGCGAAGATATCATATTATCACTCAGCTTTAAAACTAACAACACCGGATCAGGATACGAAAAAGTAAGCAAGGAAAGTCTATCTAAATCTAAGCCCATGCATTGGGCGCAAGAGTGCCAGTATGGTTATAAAACTGGTATCAAATACTGCATCTACATGATTGAAAATAAAAACGATAGTGACATAACTTTTAAAGTTATTGAACTTGATTGGAATTACGGTGCTCAGTTAGAGAAGAAAGCCAATGAAATAATATTTAGTAAAGAGCCTCCACCAAGGATATCTGAAAACCCTGCGCTTTATGATTGTAAATATTGTCATTTAACTGACATTTGCCACAAGGGAGCTACGCCAGAAAAAAATTGCAGATCATGTAGAAATGCTGTGCCCACAGAAAACGCCACTTGGACATGCTCAATTTATGGTGTAATTCCGCCTGAGTTCATCAGAACTGGATGCCCTGATAATTGGTTACCGATATGACAGAGTTGTTTTATCAAAATGGAAAAGATTGCACTAATGGTCATACTAACCCATTGCGATATTTAAAAGGAAAACGATGCAGAGAATGTGCATTAGATGCTAAAATAAGAAACAGAAAGTCTGAGGTAGAAAAAGCATATAGGCTAAGAAATAAAGTAAGAATAAAAGCTAAATTATATGGGTTAACTGAAAAAGAGTACTCTGACTTAATTTGGTTTCAAGAAAATAAATGTAAAATATGTAAAACTTTATTTAGAGAAACTAAACATATGCATATAGATCATTGCCATGAAACTAAAAAAGTTAGAGGACTTCTCTGCATAAATTGTAACAACGGAATAGGACATTTAAGGCATAGTCCTGAGTTATTAAGGCAAGCTGCTTTGTATTGTGAAGAAAACAAATAAGGAAAGGTTGTGATTTATGGCTACCAATATGAGTAAAGAGCATGCAAAAGAAAGTGGATTAAGAAAACTCACGCTTTATCGTGACGATAGTACAACTCAAGTTGTATTTGAAAATGTAAAGCATTATTTCTTTACTGCCAGCAATACAATACTAACAATTGCTCAATTTACTAATATTGAAACTGGAGCACATAAATACATTCATTGGCCGCGCGAAAGGTTTTGTTGGTTTAAGGATGAAAAGCAAACGTGATCCACCTTCGCTACTACCAGCAGGAAGCACTAGACGCGCTATATAATTATTTCCTGACCCATCAGACAGGCAATCCTTTAATTGCACTGCCCACAGGTACAGGAAAAAGTGTGCTTCCTGCTGCATTTATTAATGGCATCCTGAGACGCTGGCCTACTCAGCGTTTCGGAATGATCACTCATGTTAAAGAATTAATTCAGCAAAATGCTGAGGAACTTTTAAAGCTATGGCCTGAGGCTCCACTAGGCATCTACTCAGCCGGGTTAAAGCAAAAGGATATAGCACATCCAATCATCTACGGCGGCGTACGCTCAATGGTACGTCATCCCGATTGGTTTGGGAGATTTGATCTTATTTTCATTGATGAAGCACATTTACTTTCTGATGATGAGGCTGGAGAGTATCAAACTTTATTAGCATTTTTAAAGCTGGTTAATCCGTCTTTAAAGATTGTGGGCATGACTGCGACTAAGTACAGGATGGGGATGGGGCTGCTAACTAACAACGGCATCTTCACAGATATAGTTTATGATAAGACTGATTTAGAAGGCTTTAACGAGCTTCTAGCTGCTGGCTTTATGGCTCCTCTAATCCCGTTGCGTACTCGCACTGAGTTAGACGTTTCAGATGTTAGCGTAGTGAAAGGCGAATTTGTTTCCACTCAATTACAAGGAGCGGTAGACAAAGCAGAGATAACATTTAAGGCGCTTCAGGAGCTTTGCCATGCTGGTCAAAATAGAAAAAGTTGGCTCTTGTTTGCGTCAGGAATTGAGCATGCTGAGCATATTGCAGAACAACTTGGAGCGTTTGGCGTTGACTGCGCCCCTGTCCATTCCAAGCGACCAAGCGAGTATAATGATGCAGCAATACGAGCGTTTAAGAGCGGTCAACTCAGAGCTATTGTTAATTATGGTAAACTTACAACAGGCTTTAATCACCCGGAAATAGATTTAATTGGGATGCTAAGGCCCACCCTCTCAGTACCTCTATGGGTACAAATGCTAGGACGTGGCACTAGACCGGCAAAAAAGGATTGTCTAGTTTTAGACTTCGCTCGCAACACTCCCCGCTTAGGTCCAATTAATGACCCTCGCATTCCAAATAAAAAAGGCGCAAGCGCTGGCGAGTTACCTGTTAAAATTTGTGAGGCTTGCGGCTGCTACAATCACCCAAGGGTAAGATTTTGTATTCAGTGTGGGGAAGAATTTAGCTTTGCAATCAAGATTGTTTCCAAATCTGGTACAGACGAATTAATCAAAGCAGCAGCTACAGAAGCATTACCAATTATTGAACAGTTTAATGTAATGGGGGCACATTATGAAAAGCATCCCGGTAAGCTTGGCAAACCTCCTACATTAAAAGTGACTTATTATACTACAGGACTTCCATTTAAAGAATGGATTTGTCTTGAACATAATGGGATGGCTGGTAAGATGGCTAGGGATTGGTGGAGGCGGCGTCATAAGGATGAACCACCAGCTACAGTTGATGAAGCTCTTAAATATACTAGTAACTTAAAATGTCCGCGCTTCATTCGAGTTCATGTGAATAAGCTTAACCCAGAGATACTTGGGGCAGAATTTTAATGGAAATATATACCACAGTAAACAATAAAACATTTAAAGGTTTAAATAGAATAATGGCAAAAACTGACGCAGAACGTATATTATCTGATACTGTGCGTAGTGATGCTATGAACACATTAGCTTTAGAAATGGCTAAATGGATGAATGAAGTAGGGTTATTTAGATCATGCTTAAACTGCGAACATTGGATTGAAGGCCCTCCTGATAATCGTCAACAGATGTGTGGGAAATATAAGATGCGCCCTCCCACTAAAATTATTGTTTGTGGTTGTGATGATCATACAGATAATATACCATTTTGAAGGTTTAACATGGATTTAATAATCATAGAACTAGCAACTCTAGCAGCTATAATAATTTTATTTATAGCTAATAGCAAATTTAAAACTAATGTTAGTGAATTGTTTTATGAGTAAACACTATTCCTTTGAAATTAGAAACAAAGGGGTTAGAGAATATCAACGTATGATAAATTATTTTCTCATTTTAGATAGATTGCGTGGTGCGAGTTATGGTGAATTAGCATTACGATATAAATTAGATAGAAGTAATATAAGCAAGAGGGTCAGAGGAGTTTTGAATTGCCACCAAAACCGCGCACGCAAAAAGCAGAACCAATCAAGTCAGGTTTATTAGCTGCGTTAGATTTTGTAAGTTGCGTATCAGATAGAGTTGGAGCCGCCTATGAAACCCACGTTGGGTTGCGTAATAAATGGGCTGTTGCCTTTAATGGCATTGTTGCTGCTGGTAGTCCTATCCCTGAGGATATTTATGCCTACCCACATACTTTGTTATTGCTTGAAGCTTTGTCCAAGTGTGAAGAAAGCTATAGTCTTACCCAACTCAATGGAAGCCTCTCCATTAAAGCCGGAAAATTCAAAGCAACAATTCCGACCCTCGATCCCCTTTTAATGCATGAAGCTTACCCCGATCCTCAGATTGTGGGCATTACAAACAAGTTCAAAGAGGCTGTAGACGCGGTAGGAGTGTTAGCTAGTGAGAATGCTCAGCATGTTTTAACAGCCTCAGTGCTTATGAATGGCGCTTCTGTTATATCTACAAATCGAGTGATGTTGCTGGAGTACTGGCATGGATTAGACCTTCCTCCTAACGTTCCATTGCCAAAAGAATTTGTGAAAGCACTGACGAAACAGAAAAAGAATTTAACAGGATTTGGGTTTAGCAAATCTAGCGCTACGTTTTATTTTGAAGATGGCTGTTGGCTCAGAACACAACTTTATGCTGATGAATGGCCTGATGTGAGCCGAATTTTAAACCGTAAAGCTAATTTATGGTCTATTGATCCTAATTTCTTTAAAGCCTTGGATAGCGTTGCTGCATTCTCTGAAGATGGTAACGTTTATTCTAGACTAAACTTACTTTGCAGTCACGCGGATGAAGGTAAAGGAGCTACCTATGAGTGCAGTGGTATCCCGGCTGGTTTTGTTTATCCGATTAAGCAATTATTAATCATGAAGCCATATGTTAAAAGTATAGATTATATGTGTAATGGAATTGCAGATAGTACTTATTGTTTGTATTTTTCTGGTGATGAATGCAGAGGGGTTATTTCAGGGAGGCAAAGGCAATGAACTTAGAATTAGGAACAAGACGCGGCTTTATCACAGGTTTAGCAGCTTTAATTACAGCACCAGCTATAATTAAAGTTGAAAATTTAATGCCTATTAAGGTTATTGATTTATACAACACTAGATATATTTGGGATTATGAAATAATGAGTGATAAAATGGTATTACGTGTAGATCGCGCATTACATCCATTAAAAATTCCTACTCGTATAGCCCAAGTACCGGCTCACATAGCCCATAACTTTATTCCAAAACATTTAATAGAAAATTTAAAACCACCTGAAGGAACGCAAAAATATATAAGTGTTGAAGTTAGCACTCACGATTTTGCTAGAGTTGGTTGGAATGCCCACACTAAATAATGCCGGTCTAATAACCCTAGACCGAAAAGCCATTCTTAAACCATATCAACCCCGTTCATTCGTTGAGCGGGAATTTCTTACTGATGCTGAAATTTTGGCTAACGTAGGAGGAACGCTTTTCCTCAACGTTGAAAGCTACCCAAACTATTTTTTGATCACATTTAAATTGCACAACACCAACAAATTCCTTCAATTTGAAGTTAGCGACACCACTACCTTTAATCCTCAGTTCCTTTCTTGGATTATGTTCAATTATCGTACAGTTGGGTTTAATTCAATTAATTATGATTTACTTGTATTGTGGGCATCATACAAAGAACAATACGCTCCCCTTTTAAAAGATATTACTAATGATTTAATTATTTATAATAAGAGAGATTGGGAAGTAAAGAAGGAATATAAGTTTCAAACCTTTAACACACCACATATTGATTTAATTGAAGTTGCCCCGCTCAAAGGCTCTCTTAAACTATATGGGGCTAGACTTCATACAGAAAGCATTCAAGAGCAGCCTTTTGATATTGACAAAGATTTAAACGAATTTGAAATAACTGAACTTAAAAAGTTTAACTGTAATCAGCTTTGCATTACAGAAGAATTGTTTAATTTTATGAAAGAGCGGCTAGACTTACGCGAAAGCTTAGGTAATGAGTATCATGAAAATTTAATGAGTAAGTCAGATGCTCAAATTGCTGAGGTAATTCTAGTAAAGGAAGTAGCCAAGCTTAATGGCAAACGTCCATCTAGGCAAAATGTAGAACCGGGTACGATTTTCAGATATGAAGTACCGCATTACATAGACTATAAGACACTTGATCTTAAGAAGTTGCTAGAACGTGTCAGGACTGCTAAGTTTACTGTTATGCCATCTGGTAAGATGGATATTCCAGAAGAGGTAAAAGCCCATGTTAAAATATGTAACGGTATATATCGGTTGGGGATTGGAGGTTTGCATTCCTCTGAAGAAACTGTTGCGTATAGAGCAAATGATAAAATTAGTATTGTTGATAGGGACGTTGCTAGTTATTATCCTAGGCTTATTACTACCTTGGGCATCTATCCTGCATCATGTGGGCCTAATTTTTTAACAGCATTCAATCAAATTATTGATATTCGTTTAGATGCTAAAGCTAAAAAAATATTCTCAAGAGATAAAGGTTTAAAGATTGTTATCAATGGAACATCAGGTAAATTAAGTGACGTATGGTCTACTTTCTATTCTCCAGATAATACAATTCAAATGACAGTATCAGGCCAACTTGCTCTATTAATGTTTGTTGAACTATTAGAGCAAGAAGGAATTAAAGTAGTATCCGCTAATACGGATGGTATAGTTATGCTAGTACCATCAGATAAGGAAAATACTTATGAACAAATCTACAAGTATTGGGAAAGTATTAGTGGATTTACCACTGAGGAGACACGCTATAAGAGTTATTATGCTAGGGATGTTAACGCTTATTTTGCTGTCAAATTGGATGATAAAGTAAAGAAAAAAGGCAACCCTTATGCTGAAGTAGGCTCACAATCTGGAACGCAACTAGACGTTAATCCTACTGTACAAATTTGTTCTGATGCTATAGAAGCTTTATTAGCTAAAGGCATTCCAATTGAACAAACAATTAGAGAATGTAAAAATTTTACTCGTTTTGTGAACGTGAGGCAAGCTAAAGCCCCCGGTGCCCACAAAAATGGGGAATATCTAGGTAGGGTATTAAGATGGTACTATGCAAAGGGAGAGTTAGGCTGTATACAGACTGTAGCAGCTAATAATAAAGTTGCTGACAGTGATGGAGCCAAACCTGTTATGGACTTACCTAAAGAGTTCCCAGAGGATATTGATTATCAATGGTATATTAATAATACTAAAGGTATACTTGAGGATATTGGATATAGCCCTAGACCAAAGCAGATATCATTTTTCTAAAAAGTTTTGATCTTTCAAACAGACCGAAACAGGAGATAGCGATGACTTGGTTTAACCCGAAAGAAAAGCTGCCAGAGGACGAGCAGGAATGCCTACTGATGCCGGTAGATCATGGCGGCATGAGCACCATTCCGGTATTCGGACCGATTGCTTGGAGCGCCAAGGAAGGCAACTGGATCGATATATTCCGCGATCCGGAGGCAGGCACAGTGGTCAGGCCGACGCAGGTTGGTCTTTGGCGTGATTGGGAATCCATCGCCCCGCCCGACGATCAGTAGCGATCAGGCGGCAATCCGAAACACTGAAGGAGATAAACATGAATGCGATGATACCGCGTCGCTTGTTCGGCATCATCGGCAAGGTCGCGTAAAGCCCGGAATTCAGTAGAGACCGTCAGCTTTTTTCTAAAATGTGAGCAATATTGACCATATTTTAGCGCATACCTGCTTTACAAAAATGCCGTGCGTTGGTTCCTGCGATGGCTATTTGTAGAGTTCCCGCCTTTGAACGAGCGGGCTCAGGGCTGGCTGAAATCGGAGTTAAGAAGCCCGGACTAGCTGAGGGAGCCTCCTGCCGTTTAAACGCACCACGCCCTCGCTAATTCAATCTGGCGGGGGTTCTGGCTTGCTAAAACTGGCTGCGATCTTGAGGAGCATGATTACTTCATCAACGGCTGCTTTGGATACCTTGACTAGCCCATCATCGCCATTTGTAATATAATTAGCTAATGCATCAGCAAGTTTTTTAAGACGCTCTTGCTGATCCATGACATCAACAAGAGCTTAAACTTTAGGATTACTATTAACTCTTGTTCTATCTTCTGATCTACCTTGAGCCAATCCAGCGGCAGTTCCTTCAGCTAATGAAGATTTAGCAGTTAACGCTACTAAAGCATCCATTTTTGAATTAGTGTTTCTTTCTAATGCTTGCATATTATCAGCAATTTTAGTAGCTTTCTTACCATTGCGCCAGCTTTGATAAAAATTCAAAGCTAGCACAATAGCAGTAATGAATTGGGCAATTTCTGTTAAATGGCTCATTCATTTCCAGCCTCAAAAGCTCTAGTGTTTAATATTAGGAGTAAAACCCACACTCATTGCAGCACGATTAAGATTTTCGGCTGCTTTGGCTAGTTCCCTTGTACGTCCTGTTAATCGCTCTTGAGCCTGCCTCAAACGTTCCTCCTGATCAGAGAAATCAACATCTCCCCGACCATCATCAGAGTAAATTCGACGGAATTGCCTTAGTATTTTATCCATCTGCTTTAGCCCTGATTTCCATTTTAAGTTCATCTAACGCTCTAGCAGCATTGTTAGCAGCGGATGCACTTTCATGAATAGCATTACCGATCCTATCGGCTGCCTCTATCCGTTCATCATAACTTTCTCTTAATTGATTTTCTAACATCTGAATACGCATGTCTTTTTTTTCTTCGCGCTTTTCAGATTTCATTAACATGATCCAAAGAACTACGCAGATCAGGCCAGCAATTCCTAGCTTTAAAAGTTCCTGATCCACATTAAAGGTTCCCCTACCGTGAAAATACGGTTAAAGCAAGCATAAACCGAAAAATGCCTAAAGTTTAATCAGTTGCAGCGTCATCCTCAGCAATTACTTTATCAATGTCTGCTCTCCATTCTTGTTCCTGTTTCGTCATAGCATCACGTTCCTCAGCCGTCAGAATTTTATTTTTAAACATAATTTCATAGGCTGTCTTCACGTAAGGATACATATCTTTTCCAGCATCATAAGCCATCTTAGCTAATTTAATAGCTAACTGGATATCAGCCATAATTGTTACAGGGTCCACACTAACCTCCTAATACCGATATGCCAGTTTGATTAATTAAAGCTTTACCAATATCAATTAAGCTCATTAAACTATTATAAGCTAGTACTGCTCCTTTATCGTCTCCAGATGTAATTCTATTCTGAGTGGTAATAAAAGCAGCTTCTACTTTTCTATCAACTTCTCGTAATTGCTTTAATAATTTACGATCATGACAAGGATTATTTAATGTCAAACTTTCGCCAGTCCTACAGCGAACAAGCTTAGCATAACGTCGCATAGGAGCTAATACAAAACCATCATAGCTATTACGAGCGGCATCAACTTGACCTTGTGTAATTTTAAAATTCTGAGCAGCAGATATAGCAGAAGATAAGTTCTGCATTTCTTTAGCGCAACCACCTATGGATAGCGCTACAATAATAAGTGCGATAATCTTTTTCATTTTGCGATTACCTTATCAGAAGGAACAGCGTCAGCTAATTCTTTATCCTTAACTTCAATAGGCTTAGCTAAAGGAGCAGCCTCAACAGTAGCAGTTAAGATATCTGCTGTAGCCTGCTTTGAAATAGTAGTATTAGGGTCTTGAGCAGCAGCTTTTAAAGAAGCAGCTTGATTATCAACAGTAGCAGACTTCTTAGCCATCTTAGCTAACATCACGCCAACAATAGGAAATGCTACAATTAAAATTTGATAAAAAGAAGTAGCACCACTAACAATTAAAGTTGCACCTTGATACATCTGATGAAGTGCATCCATCATTCCTTGCTGTTGAGCAGCAGTCATTAAACCAATACCAGTAGCGAAACCTAATGCCATACTTCCATAGTTTCGCCCTTCAGCTAGCCATTTACCAATTGTTTCAGTAGAAATTGCCATATTATTTAAACCTCATTAGTTGAAAGTTTTCCGTTACTCTTAACAATAGGTAGTGAATTAAATCCAACTGTCCAAGGAGGAGAAACATCCTTAGGCCACCAAAAACCTTTATTTAAACGACTTACAGGAAATGGAATAATACTAACTTGATCAGATTGATTACCACCTAAACCCATTATATTGCCGTGCTGATCCTTGCCCACAACTACAATAATGTGTCCACCACCATTGCGAAGCATAGGAGCAAACGCGCCTACTGCCGGTTCTTTTAACTGAATTGACGGCCACTTACCAGCAAAGTCAAGAGCCCAAAGTGTTTCTGTACCCTTCAGCCCCGCTTTAGTTAAAATATGGTTCGCAAAAAGACCACACCACGGAATGCTGTCATGGGTATAAGTTTCACTAATGGAACCGCCTTCCTCTTTAGCCCAATCAATTAACTCTTTGTTGTCCTTAGCTCCAACGCCTTCCTTAGTACCAATCAATTTAATTCCAGCTTCTAACCAAAGAGGGCGGTTAACTTCTTCCTTAATATTATCAGGTAAAAAATTAGTCATAGGAGCAGCATCAATTGCTTTAGCCGTGGCTGGCCCTACGTTACCATCTACAATTACCCCATATCGCTTCTGAAAACTCTCAACAGCAGTATCAGTAGCAGGACCAAAATAGCCAGTACCTTTTAAAGCATAACCTCGCTTGGCTAATTCCTGTTGTAAAATTTTTACTAATTCACCTTGCATACCTTGTTTTAGGCTATCAGTAGGTTTAACAATCTTATCTGATAGTGTGGGCATATTACCACTTTCTTTCTGCTATAATTTCATTTGCTGGAACAAGTGTCTTTCCATCTTGAAATGCTTCTAAGTTCCTTAATTGTAAAACTCTATCTTTTAAGGAAGGATCAGGAGTAACTACAATCTCAGCAACAGTACCAAGTTCACTAGCAGTAGCAGGAGACGCGTATAATTTTGGTGTCCAATTTTTATTAACTCGTAAAGTAACAATCATAGATATCCATTCATTAATAATATTTACTTGAGCTTGGCTTGTTTGAGCCATAGCTGGAGTAGCAAACAAAAGTACAATGATTAATAGTTTTTTCATATTAGTTTCCTTAATGCGGACGTGTACAACGTCCATAACCATACATAGTTTGACTACCAGCGCAGTTATTACCTACACCAGCATTAGTACCCCATGTAGAAAAACTCTTTTGATAAATAGTTGTTGGAACACCTACCGATATTCTACAAGTGCTTTGTGGAAATACTTGACCTTGATTAGCTACATAAATAGCGTGAGTACCCTGAGTACATCCATTATTAGGAGCAGTAACTAGTGTAGGAGGAGCAGTAGTAGAAATTTCAAGATGATATTCAGATACTAATGCACCGCCTGAAGTTTCAAAGCCATGATTACCAGTACAATCCCATTCACCAGCATTAATAGAAAATGTTTGTAATTGAGAAGCTGCGGCGCTGGCGCAACTCATAACAATTCTGCCAGCAAAAGATATGTTAGCGCTTTGAAGTTCCCCTATATTACCTGCGTTAGCTGCTGTAGCTCCAGTGACAGCAGGAATTTGCCCAACAGCAGTTGGTAAAGCAGCAGTTGGAATGCCACTGTCTTGAATGGTTTTACCAGTGGTACCATTATAAGAAGCAATATTAGCTGATACGGCACTAACAGGACCAATTACGTTACCTGTCGCCTGAGAAAATAAAGTCCATACTAAAGGATCAGTACCAACGGTAGTAACAGCAGTTTGTAATGTATAAGCAGCACCAGTATTAGTAGCTCCTGAAGTTGTTAAAGTATAGGAGCCTGCTTTCATTTCTGCCGCTTGATCGAAATAAGTAGCTCGCGTTAAAACCCAAGGAGTTGCGCCACTACCAGCAGTAGTAACAGTATAGATACCATTTTGAAAAGTTGACGCTTGATTTTTAACTAAAACAACTGTGTTTAATGGTGCAGCAGTACCGTCTACAGTGAGTGTAGTATTAGAGCCTGCTGTTAATGTAGCTCCTACACCTAATGCACCGTTAGCATAAGTTGGGGTGTTAGGAAGCACAGCAGCGGTAGCTAGCGTGCTAGGAGCTAAAATATTTAATCCACTAGATACACTATCAACATACGCTTTAGTAGCAGCATCAGTTGGATTTACTGGAGAAGCTAAACCTGTGAAAGAACCGCTTGTGATAGCTACGCTGCTAAAAGTTTGTAATGCTGACCAAGTATTGATGGTATTTAAAAGAGGAACATTAGCTCCACTAGTACCTATATTTTTAGTACAAGCTGTGCCTGCGTCAGTAAGATTTGCGCAAGCTGCTACTCCCAAGCTAACATCAGGAGAAATCTTAACAATATAATTTATAGTTTTAGAAGGTTGGATAAGTGAAAAAGGAACAGCAGAATAAGTAACATCTAGCGTAGCTCCTGTACCACCTCCACCACTAGTTACAGCAAAATTAGATGGAGCTACAGAACATAAACCGGGAGTTACTAATACTGGAGCAGTAATAGCACCAGCTACCACAGTAACATTAAACTGAGGCTGTGTAGTACAAGTGCCACCAGTTAATGTTAAAAGCTGCGTTCCAGCACTGTAGCCACTACCTCCAGCGCCAACAATAGCAGATACAGCTATACCACCAAAAAGAGCATGAGTTCCAGTAAAAGTTGTTGTAGCTTGAACAGCATTTAATAAGGTTGTAAAATTACCTGCCGCGCCAACAGGGCCGGTAGTCATAGCACCCTGAGCGCCGTTAGCTGTACTAGTATTCAAACCATTAGGAAAAGTTATAGAGCCATTGCTTATAGCACCAGCAGGAGTATAAGCAGGCAAATTTGAAAGTAGAATAGTTTTAGATTGAGCACCGCCAGCACCAGCTAACGAATTAGGATCAGTATAATAAGGAGTAGCTAAATTAGCAGAGCTAGCACCTCCCATATTGTTTCTACCGGGAAGTACAACACCTCTAAAATCAGGAACATTAAAAGTAGTTAGTCCGTTGCCATTACCCCAAGGAAAAAATACACCAGCCGTAGTAGTAGACACACTAGCATTATTAGAAATTGTAACACTATTAACAGTTTTAGATAAAATTGTTGATGCAGCAGGTACGCAAGATGCTTCTACCGCTGCTCCAATATTTAATTGAGTAGTATCAGCAATTGTAGTTAAAGTGGGATTACCGCTTATACAAGTAATGTTTTGAGTTAAAGTTATAGCATTCATAAAAGCTGCATAAGTAGTGCGGCTTAGTTCTTGACCATAAGCAAATGCATAGTTTGAAGGCGCTACAAAACCAGACCAAGGCAAGATAGTTCCAACAGATAAACCATCCCCTACGCTAGCTTGACCACTGCCACCAGCACCAGCAGAATTAGTAACTTGATCCCAAATTAAATTTCCTACTCTATCTTTTACAACTTCTCTGTAAGCACCATTACCTAAAATTAAAGCTCTACCAGCAGCATCTAAAACAACTGGATTAGTGTTAAGAATAGTAGCAGCAGCATCTTGCCAAGTTGCTTTACGAGTAGACGTACCCGGAATGTAAAAATCTACGGTTCCAGAGGTTAAAGGCTTTCCATTGCTGTCTAAAAATGTAGTCTTGGCAGGAGGCAAGATTGCCGCATTCTGCGCATAAGCAAAATGAACCTGCGCAATCATAAGCAGAGACAGAACGAAAGTTTTAAAAATGGAATACATACCTTTAATCCTATTGACTTTTATAATTTTAAAATTTCGTCACGCTATTTGGATGCCCACAATACTTATCGTCATAGCTTATTTTAAATGGTCTGTCACTGATCCTATTCGCGACCAATTCAGGCTATGGCGATACAATTCGAGACAACGCATTACTGCCGCGCCTGAGCAAGGAAGGCTTAGGGCCGGGTATCTGAGCTTCAAGAGCGGCGATTAAAGCATCCCGGCTAGGCCCTTCAGTTGGCAAAGCATACTGTGCATAACGAGCGTTGTGTTCTCTAGCCAATTTCATTTTGATAGCATCTTTAGCCATTGCGCCAGCTTTTGCAGTAGCCAGCAAACCAGAACCAACACCCGGCATACCCCCCATAAAGAAGTTACCTGCTTCAACAGCAGCTACAGCAGGAGCAGATTGCATTACTTCAGTTTTAGTTGGTAAAGCAAATTGAGATTTAGAAGCACTACGCATAGCAGTTTGGCTACCCTCAATAATCTTATTGTGAGTATTAGCTATCGTTCGCTCCTCTTGTAGTGTCTTAACTAACTTAGCTGCTTCTTCTTTACCAAATAATGTAGCTAATTTTTCTTGATTAAAATCAGACCTAGAAAAGCTTTCACCAGCTAATGCCGGGTTTCGTGCTGTACCAATCTCAGTAGCTATCCTAGCCCTAGCGCCTTCTCTAGCAGCTTGCTTTTCATGCTCAGTTAAACTATCAAACCATTTCTTAGTAAATGATGGGTCATTTTCCATTTTCTTAGAGCTAGAAAATACTCCTTCATATCCATCACGGAAA